CGGGGCGGGTAGGGGCTGCCAGTGGGTTGCGCGGCCGTGCCACCATCTATTGCTATATCCATCCGGGTAGCGTTCGCCTGCCGATGCCAAGGCTATTTCTTGCTTAAACACTCCACTTTCGTACCAGCCGAGGACGACAAGGGTCTCGTGTGGAGCCGTCTCAATAGGCTGCCACTGCCGCGCCTGTAGCTCTGCGCGTAGGGCGTCTATCTCGTCGAGAAGGGCGGATACGGTGGCAGGGTTGGCCTGGACGATGAATCGCTGATCCGTTTCAGGGATAGGCGATACTCCATCTGGGGCATTCTCATAAATGTCATCACCCATGTCGCACCAAGCGTCGATGCCGGCTTCGGCATTCAGGGCGGCTAATGCTTCCCTGAGCTCTTGCGTGTTAACTGTCATGGTGAAACTCCTGGGGGATGGGGTACGATTGGCGCACATGCAACTCGCGAGGGAGCCGACGTGAAGATCTGCAGCAATTGCTTGTCGTTGAACGGACAACCCTACGAAGCTCGCCCACATGACGATCTAGACCTGCAGTGTGTGGCGGACCCAATCCGGGCGTCCGGCCCAACGATGGAGACATATCGGTGTAGAGGTTGCGGAACGTGGATGAGACGTCACACAAGCAAAAGCGAATTCGCCGACCAATGGCAGGCGACGGTAAGGACGCCTATCAACGTCAATGGTTACTTGGTGGACGGTGAGGCATTCGTAAGCGACGGATCGGAGTTGTTCGACGCGACTTACGAAATTCGACTGGTGGACGCCAGTGGAAATGCGCGCATCGTGCACAGCCCTGGTGTAGTGAGCAAAGGGCACAAGACGCATTACGAAGCGCTGGCAGACGCTCTAGAGCTGGGCGCTGCCCACGCTAAGGGCCTTCCGCCAGGTTAAGAGGCAGCCCACCTAAGTAGGGCTGCATTTGGTTAAGGTGAGCTGCCGGGGAGTCAAAACGGGACATCGTCGTCCATCTCTGCCAGCCTAGTAGGCTGTGGTGCTGCGCCATCCTTGGCCCGCTTGTAGTCGTTGACCTTCGGGCGTTCGGATCCTTCGTCACGATTGCCGAGCATTTGCATCTGCTCGGCGATCACTTCGGTCACCTGGCGGGCGTTGCCTTCCTTGTCCTGCCACTTGCGCGTCTTCAGGCGCCCTTCGACGTAGACCGAGCGGCCCTTGCGCAGGTATTCGCCGGCGATTTCTGCCAGCTTGCCGTAGAAGACGACCCGCACCCACTCGGTTTCTTCCTTGCGATCGCCCGTGGCCTTGTCTTTCCAGCTGTTCGTGCAGGCGATGGACACGGAGCAAACGGCCGTCCCGTCTGCCGAATAGCGCAGCTCAGGGTCGCGACCAAGGTTCCCGATACCAATCCACTTGTTTACAGATGCCATAGTCACGCGGCCAGCCGGCTGACCGCCTCCATTTCGTCATCCACGGATTTGAGGAAGGCACGGACCTCTTTTTCGAGGCCCGCGATGTACTGCTCGTCACGCTCTATGCGGACGATGAAAAGCTGCAAGTGCTCAGGAAACTCCGGGTGGTAGCTCACGAAGTCCCACCATTTTCGTCCGGTGATCCACATGCAGCCCTGGACCTGGGGCATGTGCTCGGCGGGCATTGCCTGTGCCTTGAGGGTGTCAAGGTGAGTTGCCTTGGTCGGGCACTTGATCTCCAAGCCGCCTTCCTCGCCGATCAGGCCATCCGGCGAGCACCCGGCCATAAGCTGCGGGTGCTGGATAAAGCCGACTTCTTCAACGTTTGCACCGGTGGCCGCGATGTAGGCGATCCTTGCAAACGGCTCCTGCTCGGTGCCCCAACGCATGGCGGCGTTTTCGTATCCCTCGTCAGCCTTGCCGGTCAGGCGCTCGACCACAAGTTGGGCCCGGTAGTTGCGCCGGTCGGCAGCTTCTCCGGACTTGATCTTGGCGAGGATGCGCCGGAAGTTGCTGGCGGTCGCCTTGCCGGCTCGGGCAGAAAACCACTCATCACTGCGCTGCTCCATCCTCGCCTCCCTTGAGCTCAGCCATGCGCTGCTGGAAGTAGGGCAGGTACTTCTTGCGCTCTTCAGCCTTGAGCGTGTTCATGACCTTTGCCAGATCCTGGACCGTCTGAGCTTCCTTCATAGCGGGATGCTCCAGCGGGGCACCGGGCTGGATCGGGTTGCCTTCCTCGTCGGCGGCACCGCGCAGTTCTTCCGGCAGATCTTCAATGTCCTGCGTGAAGATGTCAGACGCGCCCAGGGCGGTCAGGGTGAAGTCGATTTGAGCCCGCTTCTTGGCCATCTTCAGGACGGTATTGGCCAGATCTGCCGGCTCGGTGCGCACCTGTTTGATCTGCAAGATCGTGTAGCCGCCGCCTCGCTTGTTCCAGCTCTTGACGAACTTCACCCGACGGCGGGATTCAGGGTAAGCATCCCATTCCTCGTCGCATACGGCAGTTCGCCACTTGTATTTTTCCTCGTTGGTCGAGCACTCGCCGATGCCTTCGCCGACGATGGTGCCAGTCGGCTGGTGGAATCCGACGGCCTTGACCCGATAGCGGATCTCGTCGGCGCTCGACAGATCTTCCACCTCAAGGCGCAGGCCCATGTGGAAGGTGGTCAGAAGCACTTCCGAGCCCGCCTTGTAGAGGGTAGGCTTTTGGGTGCCTGGGATCTTGCCGTAATGGGTGTCTTCCTTCATCACGGCTTGCATGACTTTCTGGACGGCATTGATGCGCTCGCGCATCTGGTCTGCCGACATGATCTGAGTCCGTCCAGCTTCGACTATCGCGTTCATGGTTGTGTCCTAATCGGTTAGCTGCGCCACCATTGCATGCCGGTCTTCTGCAGCCTTGTCCAGCGTCGGGCCAAGCACGGCAAGCGAAAAGACAAAAATCAGGGCATACAGGGCCGTCTCGGCATGGACCCGCAAGAACCGGAGTACCCGGCTGCGCGGGGGATCCCAAGGCCACTGGGCGACGATCCCGAGGGCAGCAGCCACGCAGACGACCAGGATCAGAAGGGAATTCGGGCTCATGGCTCGCTCCGTAGTTGGGTCATGACGTAGTCGCCTAGCAGTGCCAGTGGGTAGGCAGCTGCCAGGCCGGCGATCGCGAATATGAGGACGCTACTCATCGTTGGCTCTCCGCCTACAGATTTCCCGTAGCAGCGATCGGGTGAACTGCGCCGATTCGCTATCCGGGTCTAGCAGAGCGATCAAGATCGTGGTCGAGATGTTCGCCAGGTCTTGATTCAGCAGGTCATCAAAAAGGAACTCAGCCAGTTCACCCTGCTGGTAGCCGAATGCCTCTTTCCGGCGTCCGGTCAGCACATCCAGAGTCATGCGGACTGCGTCGTCTGCCGAGATCGGTTCCGGCTCGGGGACGTCTGGCGGGTCTGTGTCGCCTGGCCCTGGATACGCAAGCCAGGGCATGGAATCGGTGTAGACGGCCATGTTGTGGCTCCAATCGATTGCAGCACCCTCAAGGCGACCCACCCCGGTGGGCATGAAGCAGCCCAGAGGGAGTCACGTGTTGGAACAAGGGTTGAGAAGGAAAGATGACGGCGCTAACCCGCCATCGCGGGGTAGGTCGGCTTGAGGGTGCTGACTGAGGGTGTCTAAGGTGCTTGCCGAGCGGTCTCGACCAGGTCGCCGTAGTCGTTGATGACGCCTCGGACGATCATGGACGGATCTACCGACGGATGTTGCCAGGCCATCCAGAATCGGCGATCGTCTTCGCGGCGTCCTGCATATAGTCCTTCGGGCTCGGACCAAATCGAGCTCATGAAGTCTCCGGCAACGATTTTCCGGCTCGGCGATTGGGTATCCATGTTGGCCTCCTGTTGGGTGATGGTGGCCGGGCGCTATAGGGATCACAGATGGATTCCATCCGTCAGCCAGCGCTCGATGAACGGGCTGGCGGATGAATCGCCACGCTGTTCCCGGGCAACCCCGGCTCGTGGCTCCTGCCAGGGCTGGCTAGAGTCCCTGGCTGCCGTCTTGTCCGCCTGCCCGGTCGGTCCCTCCACGGCTCCCCGCGATTTTTCGCAGCACGGGTGCTGCATCTGCCCGTCGGCTGGGCTGCCCGCATGTCGCCGGTTGGTCTCCCGGCTGCGCCCCTGTCGGGGGTGACGCCTACTGCGCTGCCCCTTGGGGCTAGGCGCGTCGTGCGTCGGTGAATGAATCTTGCCACAAGAAAATCTAGCATGCAAGAAAAACTAGTGTCGCGGGGTGTGGGAATCCGGCCACACTAGGGCAAACCCCTAGGTGAAGATCGAAAAAAGGCCGCCTTCATGGCGGCCGCAGGACGTAAACGGAGATCCGGAGAAGGGCCGGGGGATCGAATCAGTCGAATTTGAGGGATGATTGGCCAAACACTTTCTCGGCTATGTGGCGCTCGTACTCTTCCCGGGTGTCGGACACGATGGCAATGCCGGTGATTTTGCCGATTTGCGTGCGTAAAGCCTTGACGCCGATCTCTGATAGAAATTGGTGAATCTTGTCGTTCGCTTCGCCGTGGTTGGCCTTGTTCAGCTTGGCCAATTCGAAGACCTTCCCAGCGCTCTTAGCTAGCGGCTTATATATGTGATCGATCGTCAAATATCGGAACTCCCACGGCCTGCCTCGAACGGGCTTGTGTAGGCCATAGAGCCTGTACCACTGTTCATAGAGCTCTGGGGTGAACTCTCGTTCGTATTCTCTCGCCTCCTCCCGAACGTACATCTTGTACGCCTCGATGACCTCTTCTTTTGTCTGGTCATAGCCAGCAAGGGCGTAGACAAGGTTCTTAATCCCAGCCTTCGCTGAGGCGCTAAGGATGATCCGGGCGCTTTTCGCCACGTGCTCCTGCTGCTTTTGGAGCTTCCCATCTGCCTCCGCTTGAATGATCGCCCTGCAGATGTCAACCAGGAGCGTGACGTCATAGCCGTGGACTTCGACGGGGGGGTGCGCGCCACCGGGATCCCATTGAAATTTAAGGGGATTTTGGATTTTTTCGATGATGTGCGCGCCAACGTAGCCCGACATAACCTTGCCACCGATGAAGCGAGGGAGCGCGTTTCCACGTGGGGCAAGCCCTAGTGCAGCGCCCATCCCGATTTGACTGATGACAGCGGTCTTGTTGGCGTCGTCGATGACATAACAGTCGACATCAATACCAAAATCCTTCTTGAAGTTACCGCGGCGAATAGCCTTGTACCCCCAACGGGCCGCCGCTGCCTTCCTAGCACGGGCAGCTTTTTGCTCAGGAGTCAGCTTCGCGGCCACCGCAATGCCGCCGCGTGCGCGACCAGGCACTTTCTTCTTTGATGCATCCATGCAAGCACCTTTCTGCAGTTAGATGCTTGCATGCTAACCAATTGCGCAGCCTCTTGCAAGCATGACTTCGAAGCCATGCTTGCAATTTGGCGTCGATATGACATCGAACAGCCTTGCCCGGTAGTCCGGAGCCCCTAGGGCAAACCCCTAGGAGGGGCGGGGATCTAGCGGGGGCTTAACTGGGGCTATGGCTTGGCGAGGGCCCGCTGCGTGCAGGCAACAAAAAAGCCGCCCGAGGGCGGCTGCAAATTGCTAGTGATCCTTCAAAGCAAGGGGTGGTGCCCGATCTGGGCCGTCAGCTTGTCTAGCAGTGGCCCTTCACGTCCCTCTTCATACACCTCAATGGCCTCGTGAGGGATCTTCTGCAGAATCTTGAGTGCTTTAGTAAAAGCGTCTTGCAGACCTGGCCGCTTTGGAGGCGAGACCACGTAGTAGACAGCGAACGGCTCAATTGCATCCCTTATGCCCACGATCTCTCCAGCACACTTGTGAGCCTTATCTCGCACTGAGTCTGCTTTGGCTAGGTCTAATGAAATCGTTTCAATGCAATGCCAAATGCCGTTCTTCCACGCAAACGGAAATTTGACCTCGTCCGTGTCGCTCACTATAGATTTCTCGCTGAAGTACGACAGCATGTTCCTCGTAGCTAGCTTCAAGCGGAAATCCTTGAGGACCTCGTCATCGGTTCGACCCTTTGAAGGAATCTTCCGGTCATACTTGCCGCAATACCGTGCATACAGGCGGCCCAGTGTGGCCTCAATGTCTTTCGTGAGGCCATCCTTGGGTTCGCTCCATTGCAGTGTGCTGTCATCGCTCGGCATCACGTCGAGCAATGCTTGTTTCAATGACCCATAGAGCTTTGGGTCGATGCTCCGGCTATTCAGCGAAACTTCATCAGTACGCGCTTTCAAGTACTTCAGCAGCGAGCGTGCATTCGACGCTAGGTCAGTCTCAAGCAGATCGCCGAATTTCCCAAGGCTCGGCCGCACCTTGAACCACACTTCCCCTCGACAAAACACCGCCACGCCGATGTTGATGAACTCACCAGCGACTACGTCGTGGTAGTAGCGCAAGAGGGCGTACGAATAGACAATTTGACTCATCGGAGTACCCCCAGGGATTCTCGAACCACATCACGGATGTGAGACCGGACATCCATTAGATACCGGATCAGGTTGTCTCGAAAGGGATTCGGCTGTTGCCATTCTAGCGGAATTGCTTCAAAGTATTCATTAAATCGGGACGCATCAAGGTTTTCCCAGGCGGCGATGAACCTGTCTAGGTCGTCTGGGCAGTGGGCAAGCCTTGGCTTGGCAAAGATATGGCCGTCTGGTGAGGCGTACCACGAGAACCCACCATTTGACCAGGGTTCGCGCCAACCGAGCAATTGGTGCGGCGCCAAACTCAGCTCATGATCGATGATGGCCAATGCGCTGCCAGAGAACAAGCAATTCGGGAAGTCAGGCCGACGATCGTTATTAACAATGATGCCATCAAACGTAAAGATTTCTGCGGCCTGTACGGATAGCTCTTCAGGTACGGTTTGACCTTTTGCCCATACGGAAAAGCCGCTAGGCAGATGTTCGGTACCGTAGGCCAGTGGGCAGCTCGACCGAATTCTGTGCTGTACCTCTGGCCAGGCCCCGAGGATGTCAACAAACGCGGGGGGGATTCGTACAACGAAATGCTTTGGGATCGGGAGTCCTAGGTCGGCCGCAAGCATTGCGGCGATAGCCTCGATGAGCAAGTTTTTTTCGCGCTCCATCGTGCTCGCAGAGAACTTTGCGACGACCTCAATGATGTCTCCGTTGCCTCGCTCACATTCCAGCCGGCAGGGCTGGGTTCGTCCATTACCAACCGGCCCGATGAAGCCCACAGCAGTAACGATATCAAGCATGTTGTCGTCCAAATTCTGAGGTTCCGTGGCGGTCAGCCCGAACTGGCATCACTCTCCAGAGGCAGATCCATCCTGCAGCCGCCTGGGATCAACAGGGCCAGGAGGGAGAGCAGGAAGGGACGCATGGGTCAGGGCCACCACGCCAGCTTGCAGAGCGCCACAGTCGAGATGACGGCGCACAGGCCTATCAAGGTCGAGTTCGCCGAGATCGTTCGCAGACGTTCCTTGCACTGATAGACCTCGCGCTCGAACTCACTTAGCCGATTCTCGATGCGATCGGCGCGATCATCCAAGCCGTGCCCTTCGTGCAGCCAGGTCACGATGCCTATCCAAGCGGCACGGCTGTCGATAACTAATGACAGTGCACCGTCCCCGTCTTCTTATCCATATGGCAGCACTTGCCCGGGGGCGAGTCCTTCCTGCAGCCGCCGCCGTGGGCGCTGGCGTAGAGTGGGTAGGCAAGGGCAGTGGCCAGGATGGCGGCCAGGGCTAGACGGATCATGATCGGTCTCCTCTGAGGTTTGCTGCGTCCCCCGGAATCCAACAGCTTGGTATGTTCGTGTGGGTCGATCAGCGATTCCCGATGCCTTCCAGGCGCATCTTGCCGTCGGCCAAAGCGCACTCTCCGATCTGAGGTACTGTCAGGCCGATTCCGTTCTTTGCGGTGAAGGCGATACGTATGACGATTTCGCCGGTCGGTGTCACTGACGCCTGCACCCCGCCTTGCTCGCGGCTGTATGACGAAGGGAAGTGCAGACTACTCTTAATCATGGCCTCGCATAGGGCATGGTTCTCGAACGTATCGGCGGCCTTTAACTTCTCGGCATTGGAGGACGGGACCGTGCCAGCTTTGACCATCTGTTCTGTAACGTAGTACCGGGTGCCGTTGGTACAGTCCACAAACCACTGCAGCTGGCTCTTGGTTGCCCTGTTCGAGAGTTCCACCAGCTGCACTGACACGCATCGATCAGCTCGGCTGACCAGCTCGGCCACTTTCGGTGCTAGCTCGTTGGCTCGCTGTGCTGCATCGGCGCCCAGCTTCTGGTAGGTCTTGGGGTAGTTCTTGGCATCGATCCGGGTGACAGCGCCGTCCAGTATTTTGGGCAGATGGGAAGGTGGCGGCGGCAAATCGGCGCCTACGCTCGGCGAGCTCATTGCTGGTTCGGCTGGAGCCGGTTCGGGCGTCTTTCCCTTGAGGAAGGAGTAGCCGACCAAGGTCAGAATGCCTACTAGCAGAATCCCTCGATTCCTGGCCCTGCGGTGCGATTGTTCGGCGCCCGCCGCGGAGACTGGCGCCCCACACCCTGGACATGTCGACGCCAGGGTGCTTAAGCGTTTCTTGCATTCTGGGCAACGGGTCAAGGCCATGGGCTGGGCTCCCGGACTTGCTCAGCTCGGCAACTCGTCTGGCGGCTGGTCCTTGACGTTGAAGCTATTGCACAACGCCTCGTTTGAGCCCCAAACGATGCCCGCGCGAGTCCTGGCATTGGACTCTTCGCAGGTCATCCACTTATCCGATTTGCCGAGCAAGTAGTCCATCCTTGCCCAGAAGATGTCGTAAATGGCCGAGCCCGTTACATTGCCAGCCATCGCCGGGAGCGATCCAGCCGCCATGTCGCCTCCGGTCGTTGGCATTGGCAGGACGCTTCCCATAGACGTGTTAAGTGCGACTGCTACCTTCGTGCCGCCTTCTACTGGGCGTGCTCTGACTGTCCAGGTGTCCGTGCCAGCGGCGCCACCTATGACGATGTACACCAGCCAGCTGCGCGTTGCCACCAGCGAATCCTCGGTGTGGAAGAAGCGGAAGTCGTCCCCATCGGCCAGGCGAAACAACTTTTCAGCCGCCGAGTAGACATCTTCTGGGGTCTTGCCCTCGTAGGTTCTTTGCGTCAGACGTAGGAACTCCTCCCTAGACATTTGTGGTTGCTTCACCGCACACCCGACCAGCGCGGCGAATGTCACAAGCAGGATCACAAATCTCATTTGGTTACAGTAGAAAGTGCGACCGATCTCGCTGAGAGGACCATATATCAGAAGTCACGTTCGAGTCTGACAACGCGTCCAATAATAAATGTATTCTCAGTGCATTCCCTCGGCGGGTAGGTTTTCTGGTCGCTGTTGTCTGAGACCAGCCACCAGCGCCGATGCTCGTACTTCAACCGTTTCACCGTGAATTCCCCCTCGTGGTTCACGGCGCAGATCGCGTCCTTCTCTTTGCGGACGTTGCCAGTGTCTATCACCACGACATCGTCGTGTTGAAGTGTAGGCTCCATGCTGCAACCGGACACACGTACCGCATACAGCTTCGCAGGGTCGAGCCGGTTCTTCTCGGCCCATGACTTGGGGTAGTACAGCGGGGCTCCTTCTCCATTGTCCCGGAATTCAACGGCGAACCCGGCGATGCCGGCACTGATCCGAAAGAAAACTTTTCGGACTTTGATGGTATCTGGCGCCTCGTCCAAGTCGATTCCCCGGGCGTCAGTCCCAGCTGACGCTCCACCGGTCAGCAAGAAGTCGACTGTTGTCCCAAGGGTTGCCGCGACGAGCTCAAGCCGCTTGCGCTTGGGTGCAGTCTTCCCGTTTTCCCACTGCTGGACAGTCTGCCAGGCGACCCCTACGGCCTTACCCAAGCCTTCCATCGATAGGCCCGCCTTTTCCCGCAGCTGCTTGATTCGGTCGTGGATGGTCTGCATGGCGGCGAGCGTAAACACAAGGGGTTCTTGTGTCACCACAGGAAAATCTTGCATGCTAGATTTTCTTGTAATAGGATGCGGGCATGGACAAGAACCCGCACATTGCTACCGCGATCAGCCGGCTCGGCGGGCCGGTTGCGGCCGCCAGGGCTCTTCAGCTGACGCACTATCAGACCGCCCAGCAATGGGTCAGGAATGGCAACGTCCCTGCGGCTTATGCCAGGCGCATTGAAGAGCTGACCGGGATATCCCGCAGCCTGCTCTGCCGCCAATGGAAGGCAATCTGGCCGGACTTGCCCGCTGCTGAAACGTTGGGAGGGGAGGGCGCTTGATGCTTGCATCAGTGCAACACCCGGACCAGCGGGATGGTCAGCTCTTCCCGTTTGCAGTCGAGCTCATAACAGAGTCTTCGAAACACGGCCAGCACGAGTTCTTGCCCTGGCTGGCCGACTTGTCGTTCCGCGATTTCTTGCGCCTGGCGAAGCAGGGCTTCGGTTTCTGTGTCTTCCATGTCTGCAGTGTTCTCCGGTCCTTGGCGGCGGTCTATGCGGGATTCCCGCGATCCCACACAAAAAATTTTGCCCGGCTGGGTACCGGAAAGTAGAGGAAATCATCATGACGGTACGTGCGCCAACGCAACTCACGATTGACTTCACCCCGGGGTTAACCGAGCGGCACCCCACGATCATGGACTGCATCAGGGAGTGCGCCTACACCCACCGGAATCCGCTCAAGACCATCGCGGCGGATATGGACATGTCTGCGTCCGAGTTGAGCCGCAAGCTCACCAACAACCCTGACGACCCGCGCCGGATGTCGGTCGAGGATCTCGTGCGTTTTATCGCCGCGACCGGCGACACGACCCCGATTCAATGGCTGGTCGAGCGATTCATGCAGGACGAGAACGCGAAACAGCAGCGAGCACTGTCTGAGCTGGTGCGCAAGATGCCGGACATCCTGGCGCTGCTCAAGCAGGCCTCGGGAGCGACGGTATGACCGCGCGTCGCATTCGGCTATCCCCTGCGACACGCCAGATGGTCATTCAGGCCGTGCTGGATACACCGGATGGGCACTACGTCTCGATTCAAGAGCCGTCGCGCACGCTGGATCAAAACGCCAAGCTGCACGCGATGCTGGCCGACATCGCCCACCAGTGCACGTGGATGGGCCAGCACTGGGAGGCAGATGATTGGAAGCGCCTTTTAGTCGACGCCTGGGCGCGTCAGGAAGGCGGGCACGCTGCGCGGGTGGTCCCGTCGCTTGATGGCCATGGGGTGGTGACGCTAGGCGCTCAGACACGCAACTTAGGCGTTCGGGACATGGCCAGCCTGATCGAGTCGATCTACGCCTGGGGAGCCGAGCAGGGTGTTCAGTGGTCAGAGCCGGTCGAAGTGCCGGGGTGGGTACGCGCATGATGTTTCCGAAGCTAACCCGCCTGCGCAGCGAAAAGCACCGCCGCAATGTCTCGCAGCTGGCCTGCGTGTGCTGCGGACGACCCGGCCCAAGTCAATGCGCCCATGCCAATTTTGGCAAGGGCATGGGCATCAAGGCGTGCGACTCCCAGACTTTCCCGATGTGCCCCGATTGCCACCGGCACCATGACACTGGCGGCATACCAAAGGAAACCCGCCGCAAGCTAGAGGTCATCTATGTCGACCGTTGCCGGGCCGAATTGATCGCTCGCAGCTTGTGGACGCCAGACGTTGAGGCCGCCTATCGGCGAGCCTATCCAGCAATGAAGGCAGCGGCATGAAAAGACCATCGTTCCAGTTCTATCCCGCTGACTGGCGCACTGACTCTGCCTTGCAGAGCTGCTCGCTCGCTGCTCGTGGCCTTTGGCACGAGATGCTGTGCCTGATGCATGAGTGCGAGCCTTACGGGCATCTGGCAGTCAACGGGAAGCCCATGAAACCCGCTCAGGTCGCCCGGCTGGTGGGTATCTCTGAGAGGGAATACCAGAAGTTGCTAGCCGAGCTAATGGATGCTGGCGTGCCATCCTTGTCCGAAGAAGGTTGCATCTATTCCCGTCGGATGGTTCGGGATGAGCATATCCGGAATGTTCGCGCCGAGGCCGGCAAGAAGGGTGGAAATCCGAATTTGCTTGGGAATTTGGTTAAGCAAAAGGTTAACCAAACATCCAACCAAACGCCCAACCAAACCGGCAACCAAGAGGCCAAGCAAGCGGACAAGCAAAGTCCAACCCCTTCATCTTCTTCTTCATCTTCAAAGATAACCCCCCTTATCCCCCCTTCGGGGGAGGTTGGGTGGTCTTTGCCCGATTGGGTGCCTGCTGACCTGTGGAGGCAGTTCGAGGAGATGCGGCGACGGAAGAAGAAGCCTTTGACCGATGCCGCACGCAAGCTGGCGGTGAACCGCTTGGAGCGCCTGCGCAGCCAGGGCCATGACGTCCGCGACCTGCTGAACGAGTCGATTCTGCACTGCTGGGACACGTTCTACCCGCCGAAGGAGCAGCCTTCGGCGCCTGCATCTCAGCCCGTCTGGGGGACCGCGATATGACCGGCCACAAGAGCATCACGGCGCTTCGCATGCGCGGCTTTGCACCTGCTGCGGTCTGGGTTTTTGCCCTGGATCGCGAGCCGCAGCACTCCCCCGGCACAGACCCGGAGAACGACCTTGCAAACGGGTTTCTGCCTGGCATCGAGATCGGCCCGACCGAGTCGGTTTGTGGGTTGGATTTTCGATGCCTGCGGGGCCTGACGGTGCATCTGCATGGCACGGATCGCAAGCGGGTTGAAACCATTCTTGACCGCATCCAGGCATTCGAACCGGCCCGCGTGATTGCGTCGGGTTTCGGCGACCTGATCGACACGGAGCAAGCATGCAAAACGTTGTCCCACTGATTACGCCCGACACGTTCGACTTCCAGCAGTACATGGTCGAGGCCGAACCGCAGGCGAAGGTCTTGCCCGCAGAAGCTTGGCGAGATGAGCTAATCGCGTCGACCCGAGGCGGCGATGTGGTGACCGGTGCCCGGCTTCCCTGGTCGAAGACGCACGACCACATCCGCTTTCGTGGCGGGGAAGTGACCCTCTGGCAGGGCATCAACGGCCACGGGAAAAGCCAGCTTCTAGGGCAAGCGAGCCTCGGATTCGGAGCGCAGGGCGAGCGCACCTGCATCGCCTCGTTCGAGATGAAGCCGCTGTCGACCCTCAAGCGCATGCTCCGCCAGGCTGCTCGGGTGGAGAACCCGAGTGAGCACTTCGCCGCCAGGTTCATGGACTGGATTCAGGGCCGATTCTGGATCTACGACCAGCTGGGGCAGGTCAAGCCGGAGATGATTTACGCGGTTATTCGGTACTGCGCAACCAGGCTGCAGATCAAGCACATCATCATCGATAGCCTGATGAAGTGCGTCCGGGGTGAAGACGACTACAACGGGCAAAAAGACTTCGTGGACCTGCTCACGAGCCTTGCCCGCGATCACAACGTCCACATCCACCTGGTGCACCACGTCCGGAAGAAAGAAAACGAGGATTCGGTACCGGGCAAGTTTGACGCTAAGGGGTCGGGCTCGATTTCTGATCAGGTTGACCAGGTGCTGACCGTCTGGCGAAACAAGAAGAAGGAGCGGGCAAGGGAACAGGCGCTTCGTACTGGTGCTGAGATGCCAGCCGACCTAGCAGACGCGCCTGACGCGATGCTGATCTGCGACAAAAACCGGCACGGGGAATGGGAAGGGAGCATTGCCCTGTGGTACCACGCGCCGTCGCTTCAATACGTCGGTGACAGCCGATGCATCCCGCTGGACATGATCGGAGACGACCGGTGAGCAAAGAGAAACGCTATGCCCTTGGCCGTCTCAAGACCGGTCAGATGAACCGCACGGAGCAGGCCTACGCGGAGTTCCTCTCCAAGCTGCAAGCGGTAGGCGGGATTCTCTGGCACAAGTTTGAAGGGGTGAAGCTGCGCCTGGCTGACAACACGTTCTACACCCCGGATTTCGTGCTGATGCAGCCTGATGGGCGGATCGAATGCCATGAGGTCAAGGGATTCTGGCAGGACGACGCCCGCGTGAAGATCAAAGTCGCCGCACATATGTACCCGTTCAAGTTCGTGGCCGTTCGTCCTCGCCCGAAAAAGGACGGCGGTGGCTGGCAGGTTGAGGAGTTCTGACGTGAACAGCGCACTCGCACGCATCCAGCTTCAGCAGATGCTGGACAAGCTCGACAGGTTGACCAGGACGCCAAGGGTTACAGAAGAAGCCTTGGACGTCGCCAAGCAAGTCATGGATCAAGCCGCCCAGCTGTGGCGGGAAATGGTGAAGGAGAAGAAGGATGACTGAAGCGCAAGTGAGGAAAGCGGCGGTCGCCAAGCTCAAGGAGCACGGCATCACAGTCCACCGGTACCGCCAGAGCGCACATGAGATCGCCAAGCTCGTCCAGTTTCTGGACCCGTCTATAGGCGGGACGCCCGAGAACATCCTTCGTCGGTTTGTGGGATTAGAGCGCCAGGCGTACACGCCCAGCCGTCCCAGGCGCGAGTACATGCCTGATCTGCGGATGCGCCAGGCGATAGAACGGGCCCGGCAGTGGCAGCCGCCTATCCTGCCGCTGTCGACCCGAGTTCCCTACACGGAGCTGG